TTTGCCGCTAATGCCTTAGCAGACGCCTTGTTGCCACGCGGTCCACCCTTGATGTTTGGTGCGATGATAGATGCTGGTGATCCACGTGCACCAGTGTTGTTGAAGCGCGTTCCGGCCTCTGCAATGCTGCGGCCTTTGCCGTATGGTTGAATTTGCCACAGGCCGCGCTTCAAGAACGGCGATTGCTTGTCGAGGGACATTTCCATCTCAGCAAGCTGGGCTGCGTGGACATCGCGAACGGTTTCGGCCACTGCGCCTACTACCGCTTTCTCGATGGTGCGTGGTAGTTCCAGCAACATCTTGAACTTGCGGTCCAGGTCGGTAGTGTCCACGCGCACAGATAGCATTTAGATTTCCTCGAACTCGCCGCAGAAGTTGTGTGGGCTTACGACGCTGTTGAAGAATCTAGGCCGCCCATTGTCATCAATGCCCGTAAAGATTGGTGGGAACCTTTTACAGAACCCGTGCACGCCGCTTGGCGACTGCACAAAAAAGTAGCACTGATCGCATTTCTCTTCGCGGTTCATTTCGTCATCCATTTTCATTCACTCTCATTCTTTATATTAAATTGGCCAGGCGGTCTAGATACCATTGCGCTTTACGCAACGACTCCTCGCCACCCTTGTGCCGTTCACGCCAAACATACTTCAGCGCGTTGCCTTTGCAGTAACCACGAAACTCCTCTGGCGTCAATGCCGATTGGATCGCGTCGATGCATTCGACCTCACCTTGGCGATAGTGATTTGGCTTGTTTACATTGTCAGTCATATTTCCATCCTTTTCATGTTAGGTGCGCAAAGGTGCGCAATTTTCCTATACTCCCTCTTATATATAAAAATATTTTTACACCACCCTGTAACCCTACCTTTTCCGTTAAAATATTTTATTTTCTATACGGACTAATATTTCTATTTATTGCGCACTTTTATATAAATAAAGGGATATATCCTAGTAAAATCAGTGGTTTAAGGTGGGTGCGCAATAAAGGTGCGCAATGTTTTGAAAACACCCTATTGCGCACCTGACGTTAACGTAAGGTGCGCAATACGAAAACTCATTGCGCACCTTAAAATGGGCAATCATCGGCACCCCCGTGGAAGTCACGGACAACGTTTTTGACATTCTTCTCATCACCCTTAAACCAGACGTAATGCAGGCCATTTGTCTTGCTGATTTTGATCCGCCGCCCCGTCACTTGCTTATAGCCCATCTCTAACAGAATTGCGCTCATGGCCCTAGTCTTAGGGAGATACGTCCCTTCGCCCTCACACAGCTTATTGAGCCACGTGACATCAAGCACATTGTCGTTGATGATGTCGCACTGGTGTATGTCGATTGCGTCCTCAAGCAGCGACCTATCTGGCGATACGGCCAGGGCAATCATTTCTTCACGCGCAGAGGTCTGTGGCGCACGTCCCTTGGCTGAAAAGCCCTCGCTGATATTCCAGTTGCGTAGGAAGTAGGACAGAGCGTCTGCACGCCGTTCGCTATCGTCGAACAGCCTGGTGAAGTAGGTATCAGCACCCTGCCTTCCGCCCAGTTCCTCAAACAACTGCTGTTCGGACTGCACGCGTGAGAATATTGGAGCATAGCGCCTGTCGTTCTCGTTTACTGGCAGCGCGTCCTTGTGGTTGGTCAAGAGCAGATACGATTGGAAGTTAGGGACCGTGCGGTGATCTTGGCCCTTGGCTTCTATCTGAATGACATTGTTCGATACGAACGGCTTGAGCCTGTCGATCAGTTCAAAGCGGTTATCACCTGAGATGCGTATCTCCTCAATGACTGCCAGCACAGCGCCGTATGCCCAACTGGTAAAGCGACCAGAGAGCGCCATGGGTTCGACGTTACGGCACATTTCGCCAAGCAGGTTTTGCATCACAACGGCGAAATACGACTTACCGACGCCCTGTGCGCCTTGCAGCAACAAAGCCCAGTTGATTTTGCTGCCTGGGTTCTGAATGATCCATGCCAGATAATCAATAAGCAGACGCTGTTCGTCCTCGTTCTCAATCATGAAGCGAACGTGGCCCATGAACATATCGACGACGGCCTGTCCCTCATCATCCAGCACACCACATGGTGCAATGCCTGTCTCGCGGTAGGTGTTGAGGTAGCGTTTGCCCTCATGCTGAACGAACTGGCCGGCACCGGGCCAGAACAACAGATCGACCACGGTCTCGATGTCGCAATGATTGGCGGCATAGACAGATGCGAGCATGGCATCGTCGCCGAAATTCACGGTCATAGTGCGAGCATACTTCTGATTAAAGGCTTCGCGCTTGATGGCGTAATGCAACTCGCGCTCATAATACTCACAGGTCGATTCAATATAGACCCACGGCTCAAGCCAGTCAGGCCTTTCGACCTCGTTCAGCTTGCCCTTAGACGATGGCTTTAGCTGAGCCTTGATGTCTGACTTCGTTAGGCCACGGTCTTTGCCCCATGCGTCGTAGACCTCTTGGGCCAGCAGGGAGCGTTTGTCCAAGGGCAGGACAGTCACAGAGATGTTCTGGATGCGTGCCTTGAGGTCATCATAGGCCGCCATGTCAGAGACCTTGGAAGTGGCCTCAAGCAGACGCTCGAAGGCTGAATTCTCAACGGCCACTGCCACAGAGCGTTCGACCTCAACGCCACTGGCGCGGGCCAGATGGATGACGGACGCGAAGGTCACAACGCGAGTAGAGTTGCCGAAGCTGCGCCACTTGATTTGCATCATAGAGGGGTCATGTTTGTCGGACTTGGCGGACCAATCGAACCAACGCGAAAATCCAGTAGCTACATCGCCACGAAACTGATGATGTAAAGCCGCGCCGACCTTAATCCATTGGTCATATTCTAAACCAGCAGCAGGGTATCCAGCCAAGTAGGCATCGACTTCATCATCGCTGATGTCCAAGGGCTGCTCAAGCACAGCGCGTTCGAGATCATCCGGCTCATTGCGAGCAGCCGTGTGAATAACGTCCGGCACTACATGTGGAGCCTCACCTTGCGCCACCGACCATGCGATAGAAAGGTCAGGACATGCAGGCAGATAGACCGCTTGATTTGGCACGAAGCTGCATGGATCGAACGTGAGTTCGGGCAGCAAGGCCGCGAAGTCCTTTGACACTTCGCGATACTCGCTAGGCGTCACTGTGCGAGACAATGGCACGACGATCCTGATCTTTGGGTGCGCAGGCGTATGGCTGAATGTCGAATAAGCCGCAAACGCGCAGTCCAACTGCATAATGAGCATGAACTCGATGTCGGCAATATTCATGCCTTCTGGCACATTGTCCAGGTCGAGCGTTATCAAACTGCGATTAAGCAGGTTTGCTTCTTTGCGCTGGGTTCCGTCGAACTCGCCGCCAACGAGATATCGACCACCCTTGGCCACAGCGACCTCGTGCTTAGATAGGCGATCTGCAATGGTGTGCCAAGGCAGCGTTTTATTTTGGACCGTGCCGAGATCGGTCCCTACGGCGATTGTATATTTCATATTAATTTCCCTTTAGCTTTCATATAATCGACAGGGTGCTCAAGGTGCGTCATGGGGCCTCCCCACACCAAAGGCCGCACTCTGCATCCATTTCCGGATCGTCATTAAAAAACCCTTCAAACAAATCACCCTGCTTGTGAACTGCTTCGATTAGTTGATCGTAACCATACCCAGAGCGGAAGGTTGCAGCACTTTGCTTAGAGCAAATATCGCTGGCAAAGTTTTCCATGTCAGCCCACCATTTCAATGTCCCTGGCTGCGTCCGTTCAATTTCCATTAGCTTTGGCCGCGCCTCTAGGAAGCATCCATCGCAATTCCCCTCAAAAGGCAGCAGTTGTAAATCAAAGTCTTGTTCCGCCCACCATGTGCGAACATCTCTTTGAGTCACGCCAGCTTGATATAATGGGAAGACGGATACCCAAGGGTCTTTGCCTTTTTCGTTAGCAGATGCTCCACGCGATACACGATGGCTTTCATCTGCCCTAAGACCAACCACGTTAGTCCACTTCTTATATCCCTTGGATTTCATAAAGAACTTCATGGGTTCAATTTTTAATTCCGTTGTGCAAAAGCGCATCACGCTATTTGGAAGATATTTCTTCCGCTCAATTAAAGCGCGAAATGGCTCACCGTCTCGGCTGGCGCTATTATAGCCAATCTCAACGAACCGATCCTCATAGCTTTTGGCTTTCCGATCTGACTGTTCAAGCCAGTGAATCTTAATTCCCCAGCGACTTTGGCATTCATGTACGAAGCGCAATGTTTCTTCCCGCTCCTTACCCGTGTTGGCAAAAGTCACATGCACATCATCGGGCAGCGTTCCGCCATGCGCCTGCAATATCTGGTAAAGCATATAGCCAGATGTTCTGCCCCCTGAAAATGAAATTAAGGCTGGGCCTTCAATGCGGTATGGGTTACTCATTCGCCAGCCCCATTCAAATAAGCGGCCAAGATATTAAGCGTTTGTATTTTGGGGTTCTTTTCGACCCCGTCCCTTATGCGCATGATCGTGTTGACATGCAGTCCCGTGCGTTCAGCGACGACACTAGGTCGACGGTCAAACAGGGCTTTCCGTATCCACTCAATTTCTAACATTTTTTTAATCTCCATTTAAATGTGATTTTTATGCTTTACACATGTGCGCAATGGTTGTAAAGGGTGATTATCAAATATGCAAAAAAGGACTAAAAAACATGTTAGAATCTGAAATCAAAAACCTCACCGCCGCCATCGAACGGCTCATTGTCGCATTAGACAAACAACCTACAGCCGAGCAGCCAGTGGCCGTAGAGCCAGTGGTCGAAGAGCCAAAGGTCGAGCAGGATACACCTTCCGTGGACAGCTT